TAGCAGGGAATGTCAACAAAACTTAACCATTTCTCAATCTATCAAGCGGAAAACGTAGATTTTTTGGGCACTGGTCGGTTGTAGTATTGGCTTTGGCTACGAAGATCCGGCGGTGTCCATTCCTCCCGCGCATTTTCGAACCAGGGAGTTGCCTGGTCGATAAGCTGGAATCCAATGGCAATCGCCAATACGTCGTCGTCGTGCTTGCCTTGCGAAGCTTCGGCTTTCCCGTTGGCTTTGGTCACGAAATGGCGCATCTGCTCGATCGCCCAAGGGCACCGGATGTGCAGGCCTTCGCCAAATTCTCCCCGGCCTGTCTCGCGCACACCTCGGGCAAGGTTTTCAATAATCATTCCCCTGGTCCGAACGTCTGTCATCCAGCCATAAGCCTTCGTGATCACGTTCTCACGGTTGTTGAAGAGCTCGCGTTGGTAGATGTCCACGTCTCCCTTGAGTTTGAGAAGTTCCACCATTCCCTTGTCCATGTTCATCTCCGGGATGATCTTGGCTTGGTAGTAGCGAGCCATGCGCCAAACCTCTTCGGTAAGGACGTCGATGTCCCACCAACATCCGAACCGGATCCCGTCTTTTACAAGGATGTTGCGCATAACAACGGCTGGAGGCACCCAGCGGCCGCTTTCGACGTAGCCTTGCCGGAATACGAACACTCCATGACTGTCGGGATCAATTCCTCCGGTTTGACTGGCTCCTGTCATTGGGTCGATTGCAACCAGGTAGCGACATCCTGGGCGCGGCTGCTCCCATCGGACGACGCGGGCGGTTTGCTCGCTGGTTGGCGTCCAGGAAACACGGTCGGCACGTTGGTTGTATTCAAGTGCACCGAACTGGCGAGGAATACGCTTTGACATCTCTGCCTGGTGATCGAGCCCGGCCTGATCGAATCGGCATTGGCCAGATTTGAGGAAGGCGCTTTCCGGATCGAAGGGATAATCCTGGCAAAACCGATCGAAGTCACCGTTACACTCGTCTCGGATCGCCCATCGCATCCATGCGACCTGATAAAGATCCAGGCTCCACTTCTCGGAGAGCTTCTGCTCCTGTGGGGTGAGATCGCCGAAAGAGTAAATTCCTTCACTCTCTGGAGGTAGGCGAGAATCATCGAACTCGAACCAGGCCGCGAACACTTTGACATAGCCGTTCTTGCCAGCAAGGAACTCTTCGAGCGTGATCGCCTTGTCGAATCGAACGTAAAAGAATCCACTGGCACCTTTGGCTGTGCTCTCTTCGATGATCAGTGTGTCGGGCTCATTTGGTACGCACTTGAGAAGGCCGTTCAACACCTGGTCGGCGTTGGCGACTCCCTCTTCTGCCAGGTAAGCAACCTCGGTGATGATCAACACCTGGAAGGTGCCGGATCGGCCTGCGTTCTGGTTGGCCAGCGTGATCCGCTCCATCGATGATCCATTGGAAAAGCGCGCCTCGGAGTCCATTACTTTGCATGATCGTGGGTCGAGCTCGTCAGTCTCGGCGTAAGTGGACAAGATCTTGAATAAGTTCTTCCCCTGGAAATGCGCACCTCCCGCAATGAGCCCGCTGGCTGGCTTGGCTTGCAATCGGCGATACCCGGCGGCAACCGAGAAGGTGGAAGATCCTTTTTGCCGGGGCTTGAGACATACCAGGCGGCAAGGTCGGCCGGATTCATGCGCGGCTTTGATCACTTGATTGATCCGGATCTGATACACGTTAGCCTGTGGCCTTACGAGCTCACCGCTCTTCTTTCGAATCTTGCCGAATGACTCCATCCAGGCCGCTGTGTCCCAGCGAATTGTCTCCCGGATAGTGGCTTGATCGATCATAAAGAAAATGTGCGCCTTATTGGTTATCCCCGCAGGCGCGGAAGGGTATGAATTGCCGGGTTTGCGTGTCCTTTGGCTTACCCGGCCGCCAACCAACTAGACTAACGTGGACATGAGTGTTTGAAGTGAATGGTTTTTCATGTTGCCGAAACATCAAGCACATCCATTAAGGCCTGTCAATCTTCAACATTTTGAGAAGATGAAGTTTCTTCGTTCACTCGATACATCCAATCGTTGCTGTCTTCGGTTGCCCATTTGTCGTGCGCTTCACAATTCCACTCGTCAGTGTTCACTTTGTAGTCCGGTCGATCCGGGAAAGGCTTGGTGACGTGGCTGGGCTCATGCCAGCGGAGGCGGTTGTTGGGTTGTAAAGCAAACTCCCCATTGTCAAGCTGGATGAAATGAGCGCTCTTGTGCTCGGATGGATCAACGGCAAGGGTAAAATCAATCCCGTGTGTCATGTCAGACCCCCATTGCATTGTCCAAAGGTATCGGCCGCGAGCCCATTTACCCGTCTTCATGCGAACCTCAACAATTAGGCCAGCAAGATACTGAAGCTCGACCAGGTTGAAATTAGAGCTGAAACAATTCCAAAGCTGAAGATGATGGAATGGGTGTTCATGCTCGTGCTTTTGTGAATGAAGTGCGTGGATCGGCAGCTTGTCCCGCAATGCACCATTCTCCAGCAATACCTGGAAAAGCGCAGCGTTGCCGGGGATGGATCTTACCGAGATCATAACTCCAAGCTCATATTCACCGTGCCCGGCGGTGTGGTCGGTCATAAACTCTCGACGAACAAGAACTTTGATGGGCGGGGTAGATGCTTCGTGTAATGGCATGAAATTGGTGTCGGTTAATCTTCAAACTCCAGGGTTGGGCTCTTCTTTGCTACGGCTTTAGCTTTCTTTGCTACTGTGGGTGCTTTTGTTTCCGCCGGGATCACAACTTCCACCGTGGAGGTTGGTGGAACGGCCTCAGTGGTTGAGTGCTTCTCTGCCTGCTCCAGGATCGATCGGAAGGCTGCGCGGAGTGCTGGTGATCCTTTCAGGCGCTCTGCCAGGTCGTGAGCGGCATCCGCGTTCATGTTGATGTTCAAAATCTCCTGGCGCTCCACCGGGCGGCCAATCATGTATGCCAGGATCAACGTGGCCGCGCTCAGTCTGGTCCGGTTGTCCGGGATCTTGTGCCCTCCATTCGTGATGTTCTCGGCTTTGCTTAGTTCATCCAGGAGCCCGGCCAGCTTGTCACCGTCGAACTTCCTTACGATCGCCGACATAACATCGGCCTGCATGAGTCTCATTCGATCCGGCCCGATCGGTTGCAATGCGTCTCCTTTGCGGTCGGTGATCTCCTGGTTATCGATTTGCTCCGTGAGCTCGGTTACGATCGTGGTGGCCACGGGTTGCTTTGGGGCGGCCTTGGGTTTCGCTTTCTTCTTCGCTATCTTAGCTGCCTTTTTTGCGGCCTTTTTTGTTGGGTTTGGTTTTGCTGGCATAATTCAAAAAGTTTCGCGCGCGCGAGGGAAATGTATTTTACCGGATCCGGTCAACTGTTGAGATGAACATCATCTATTCACAACCAGGCCAACAATATCGCAAAGGGATTTCTTTTCGACGTGGATGGCCATGCGGTAAATTCTTCCGATCTTCCTGATGTCGAGGAATTGAATCTCTCTCTTGCATTGAAAGGCCATGTCTTCGAGCTTTGATTTGATCTTATCGACGTAGATCTCGTTGTCCTCCAATTCGATGTCCCAGAAGGCTTGGTAATGTCGGATCGTTATTTTGTTGATTTGTGCAACTCCCATCACCGGGAAAGTAAGGAACATAATTCCCTTTTTCAGTAGGTAGAAAGCGTGGGGGAAGTATCGGCTGGGAAGGCCGTAGGGATCGATGTCAACGATGTCGTAGATCTGTCGGTTTGCGATTAAGCGAAATACTTCGATCTCACTGTCACCTTTTACGGCCGATACGCCTTCCAAGAATAATCCATTCACGAAGGCCACACGTTTCTCATCGATGTCAAAGCAATCAACCTTGCCGAGCTTCTGGTAGCGCTCTGTCATTCCACCGAATCCGCAATGGGTTTCGAGCGTGTTGAGCTTTCCGTGTTTCAGGTGAGCTATTGCCACTTCCAGTTGTTCGGTCTTCTCTGATGTGTGCTTGTATCGATCCATGTTACTGGATTGCTGTAATCGCCTTACCTTGTGCTTCACGCTGGTTGCGGAGGTGCCGAGAGCTGTGGCTATCTCTGCGTAGGTCTTCCC